TATATATTAGGCGTTATTACAAATATGGGCGCCGGTGATACGGGCGACATTACGTTCACAATTAACATCGAAGGGTTGGTAAGCATCACAAAAGTACAATCGTTTACAAGGTCGACTGATGGTACAAATGGTACAGATGGTACAAATGGTACAGATGGTGGAGCCGGGTCCGCTGGACCGGGTGTCGTTTATCGTGGAGCATGGGAAAGTGGCATATCGTATACATCATCATCAATTAGACGTGACGTTGTAAAGGGTACGGATGGTAACTATTATCTAACAAAAACAGATCATACATCAGGAACATCTACTAGGCCTATTACAGGTGGGTCGTATACGGTAACATGGGATTATTTCGGGGCAACATTTAGTTCTGTAGCAACTGATATATTATTCGCTCAAGATGTATACGCAGATAAAACCATAAATATAGGATCAGATGGTATAAATCCTGTTATAGCATTAAATTCTGATTCCGCCAATTCAGGTGCAAACCCATACATAGGAATAAGTACGACTGGATACAGTGGCAGTAATGGTATATTCGTTGGATATGATAGCGGTACTCCTAAAATATCAGCACGTAGTACCAATAGTGGATTTGTATGGGATGGTAGTAATCTAAGAATAAATGGAGGAGGAACATTCAACGGTACTTTATCTGCCCCAGATGGTGAAATAGGGGGGTGGACAATTGATAGTAACGCTATATTCATTGGAACGAAAGATACATCTGGATATACGACTAGTGGTATTACGTTGGCATCGGCTGGCAGTCTGCATAGTAAAACCTTTTACATTAATTCAAGTGGAAATGCTTTCTTTAAAGGAGAGTTAGAAGCTGCTACCGGGTCATTTACGGGTGCAATTACGGCAGAACAGGGAACCATTGGGGGCCTGACTATTGGTGTGGATGGGTCATTATCGGCGGCTAATTATTCACTTACATCCACTGGTATATTGACAGCAGTTGATGCACAATTAACTGGATTTGTAAGTTCAAGTGAAGGTCGAATTGGTAACTTCAATATTGGTACTAATTCTATACAATCAATATCGGGTAACATTACATTGGATTCATCCAATGACTCTATCACTGTAAAGGATACAACAGGCACCACTCGATTGTTGATTAATACAGATACATCATTACCAAGCCCAACATTAAATGATTCATTTACTGCAAATGAGGGAAACGAAGCAGCGGTGTCGAATAGTTGGGGTTCTTCAAGTCCTGGATTACAATCAAACACATACACATATACCACAACATTCACCAATTCGGGAACAACGAAGCCGGCATATACCGGCGCGTATGATTTTTCAGCCACAATTACTGCTAATTCATCTACCAAAAAGGTTTATTCGGGAACATATAGTTTAGCAGAATATATGACTGCTAAGGTATCGGTAAAACTCCAAATTTTAAATAGTTCGGATGTTGTGATAGGGGAAAGTTCAACCGTAACAGTTACGGCCAATAGTTTAATGGATGGTACTGGTGTTACTAAAGCGTTCCCAACTTCTGATTTTAATGTCACTGTTGATGTAGTTGCAAATACTCAGTATAAGGCCAGGTGGCATGTAACAACATCTGGTGGTTGGTTCGGATCGAAGCAGGGATCAGGTTCTCCATCGTATTCATATTTTGATTTAGATGGAACCGAAGATACCGTTGGTACATATGAATTATCGAAAACTATTATAAACGGTGGAGGGTTCCAATCTGCTGTTTCATCGACTAAATATATAACGTTGTCGGATAGTGCTAACGCTGTTGTCATATCAGGAAACACACATATGACTGGTGATTTGGAAATAACAGAAACCGGTACTATACCAACCGCTAATGTAGATACAATAACAAGTACAGGATTGGGTACTCTTAATAGTTTAAGGGTTGGGTATCCAATTTCAGGAGCACCCACAACTAGTCGATTAACTGTTGAAGGTAGAACTACAATAGAAGAACAGCTTATTGTGACTTTGTACGACCCAGGAGATGGAGCATTTTCATCTGTGGCTGATCTTACTAACAGACAATCAGAACCGCTTGACTCGGGTGCTATTGGGTTGTTAGTTGGTGTGACTTCTGGATCTCTTATAACAAATAAAAAAGCATCATTTATACCAAGAGGTACAGGCGATGGTACATCGGGAGTAACAGGAACCGATTTCAATAGAGAACTATTTTTTGATTATTCAAATGATAGGTGGGCAACTGATGATGATTTCAGAGTGGGAGGAACATTAAGTAAGGCCGCCGGGTCGTTTGTGATAGACCATCCAGTGCCTGAAAAATCTGAAACTCATACATTATGGCATTCGTTTGTTGAATCACCGACCGCAGGTGACAACATTTATAGATTTGAAGTTAGAATTATCAATGGGCTGGGAATAATAGAACTTCCTGATTATTTCCCGTACTTGAATACTGATATACAAATATGGGTGAATCCATTAGATCATTTCGGCAGAGCATATGGAAAGGTATTTAGTGTCAATAATACAATTGAAGTATTTGCTGACTCTGATGGTCTGTATAATGTACTTGTTATAGGAACTAGACATGATCCATTTATTGAAAATTCCTGGAAGGGGGTAGAAAGACATAAGTAATTAATTGTCTTTAATTGCTAATTGCGAAAGTCTTTTTTAAAAGTCTGGATTATCTTTGTCTGGTTGTCTGGTTGTCTTGCAAATATATATTATCTTTTTTGTAAAAGGGCATGGTATATTCGAATAATACTTTGTATATTCACACAAATGCAAATAATTCATCAATTGTAAACAATCATATATTTATAATAACAGAACGTAAAACCCATCCATCGTTTTTACGTGGGTGGGATGTAAGTTAATAACATTCTAAAAAAGGATTAAAAATATATGGGTAGGGACTGTCCACTACAAAGGTGGAGAGGAAATCAGACTTTGGCAACAAAGCACACTCTATGAAACCCGAACCCCATCCATCACCTCTGGTGTGGGTGAGTAGTTCACACAAAAGAATTAGGATTGCATATGAGTGAATTTATCGATAACATCAAGATAGATGTGGCACGTTTGGTAGAAACAACAATGGATGATACACCAAATATAGTATCAGATTTCATTGTCATTTTCCCAGGCAGATTTCAACCATTTCACAAATCACATTACAGTACCTATAAAAACTTGGTGAACAAGTTTGGTAGGGATAAGGTGTATATAGCAACATCCAATAAAACGGACGTTAATAAATCTCCATTTTCTTTTAGGGACAAAAAACGTATTATGGTAAAGATGTTCGGTATCCCAGCATCAAAAATTATACAAGTAAAGAATACATACAGCCCCAAAGAAATCACATCTAAATTTGATCCTAAAAAAACAGCGGTAATAACTGCAATAGGGGAAAAGGATGCAGCCAGACTGATGAATGGTAAATATTTTACAATGCACAAGAAGGGCACCCCAATGGAAGGGTATCGTGATAGGGGGTATGTTTTTGTATCACCAGCTGGTAATAATGATCTTAGTGGTACTTATGTACGTTCTGCCATTAAAACCGGTACACCAAAGGATAAATTGAACGTATTACAGACATTGTATCCCAAAGTAGACAAATCTGTATTCAATCTTATTATAGGAACACTATCCGAATGCATATCAGATGGAGATATATTATACTTTTTAGAAAATAGAAATTTAAATGAGTTATTAAAAGAATCAACTACAGCGCAATCAGCAGGTGCTGTATTATCAGTAGATGATGGTCCTCGATATCACTACCCCAATCATAGTACGTTTAGGAAAATATCAGACATACGCGCTGCAAAGATAGGATATACTGTTTTAGATTATATAATAAAAGGAGCAGATGATGGTGGTGAAATGGCTCCTGATTATCCCCACGGGCCCGTAGACGCTACATCATTCTTACCCGCTGGTGTAGCAGGGGTTAAGACTCCAATGAATCAGGAGGATCTGGTGGGATCTAAGGGATGGAAGAAATGGTATGCTCACGTCACCAGAGCGGCATCTTTGGTTGGATATGAAGTGATTAAAACGAAAGAAGAAAAAGCACGACAGGATACACAACAGAAACAATCATCCGCTCAATCAAAATCTGATCAAAATGTGAAGTTTAATAGAAATTCACTATCAGAAGAAACGGTTAATGCTATCAAAGTTGCATTGAATGAATTTCAGTCCAATGATAGCATGTTGGAAATTACGTATGAATTGTCAGATGATGACCGGCGTACCATAGAACAATTGGTGGATTTTACATTTGAAGAACTTAATATTACAAAATATCCAACTATTCGATTAACAAATGAACGAGAGGATATATCAACTACAGCGTATTATAACACACAGACACATGAAATAAAAATATACACAGAAAAGAGAGCGCTGGTAGATATTCTTAGATCAGTTGTTCATGAAATTGTACACCACCAGCAAAACTTAGAAGGTAGGTTGGTTCGTAATGAAGATTCTGAATGGGCAATAGGTGAAACTGACCCATGGGAAACCGAAGCACATGCAATGGCCGGGCATATCATTACCAAATTTAAGAATATATCAGAAAAGGATATATATCTAAATGAAAATCCAGATTTCGTGTCTGCTAGTGGCACACATTACTCCCATAACGACGCTAGAGCATTTGGTTTACATAAAAATAAAATGTATGTAGGAAAGAACAATGATATATATCACAGTAATTTGGCAGCGTCATATTCGTATGATAAGTTGATAACCGATCGTGAATATGAGTCTTTACCCCGTGGTAGGAGCGGTTGGGCATATCCTGGTAGATTATGGACCAAGCGGAAAGTAATATCATTTTGGAAATATCCTGAAAGTAAATCAAAACTAAAAATGGTATTGAAAAAAATAGAAAAAGAAGCTAATATTAAAATAATAGGAGCGGGATGGAAATTGGAAATATTTCCAGGTAAAGATGAAATAAATAATGATACTGCATATAATACAAACGCAAAAATAATTGATGTTGGCTCATACAAGGGAAGTAAAGATGCAACCGGTATAGAAAAATCTCACTTAAAATCTCCAATGAAAAAGAAAAGGAAATCCGTACCTGTTGGTGTGGGTGCCCGGCGACGAATCCCAGGACAAAGAAGAGGAGAATCTCCAGCACAGGCTAGAAGTAGATTAGGTATGAATGAAGATATTATATTGGAGGGCGGCGCATATGGGCATATGTCTCACCCATTTGATGATATGGACTTGACATTTGGCGACTTAAAAATACTGATCACCAATGCACTGCAAGGAAAGTTGGAAATGACATCGGAAAAGACAGATGGAATGAATATCATGATTTCATGGAAGAACGGAAAGTTGATATTTGCTAGAAATGGATCTCATTTGAAAAACTTTGGAAAGAATGCACTTGATATTAACAGCTTGAAATCTATGTTCGCTGGTAGAGGAACAATTGAAGAAGCATTTTCAACCGCAGCTGATGATTTGAATTCGGCACTATCAAAACTGTCAGAAAAACAGAAAACTAAAATATTTGATGAAGGTCGGATGTTCATGTCTCTTGAAGTAATTTCATTAAAGAATCTAAACACCATACCATACGATTCTAATATGTTGATATTTCATGGTTCATTTGAATATGATGAAAACGGAAAAATCGTTGGACAATCAACAACATCTGGTAGCTTACTAAGTAAAATGATTAAGCAGATAAATCAGAATATACAAAAAACATACAATATATCTGGTCCTCCGATAGTAAAGTTACCCCAAACAAATGACTTTTCTAAAACACAGGATAAGTTTTTAAGAAAACTATCCAAACTACAGAATGAATTTAGATTGAAGGATACCGATTCAGTAGCGATGTATCATCAATCGTGGTGGGAGCAGTTCATAGATAAAGAAGCTAAGAAGAGAAATATATCACTTAGAAATAAAGATAGAATGGGGCTTGTTCGTAGATGGGCATTCGGTGATAAATCATTTAGATTGAATAAGAAATATATATCTGATATGGATGTTTTGAATTGGGCAAAGAAATATGATAAAAATAACCATCTTGGGCAGTTTAAAAAGAACATTCTCCCATTCGAATTATTATTTCTTGAATTGGGTGCTCAAGTATTGTCAAACTTTAAATCAGTGTTGATTGTGAATCAAGATAAGGCTATGGAATCTCTTAAAAAAGAATTGGCATCTGCTGCTAAAGAACTTAGAAAAACAAAAGACATTGCTAAATTGGATAAGTTTAAATCTGCACTCCAAAAGCTTAGAGCGATTGGTGGGATGAATGCTATAGTTCCGACAGAAGGTTTAGTTTTTCACTACAAGGGGAACATTTACAAACTAACCGGATCGTTTGCAAACACACACAGAATACTATCTCTTTTGAAATTTTAATGAATATACAACTAACACACATATTAGAATCAGTATTAATAGAAAGTGGAGGAACTCCAGGAGTAAATTCACTTTTAGACAAAAGATTTTTTAAATCGACAATAGATAATACCAACAAAATTTTAGGATTGTCATCTATTAAAATGAAACCGCTTGGGAATACATCAAAACCGATTCTTGGGGATGTTGATCTTGCGGTATCTATGAAGGATATAGCATCTGTAATAGGAACAACAAATCCAAAAACATTTTGGAAGGATTTGGATTCATATTTGAAGAAAAAGAAAGTAAAGGATTATGTGATTTCAAAGGGACTGTCACAGTTTAGTGTATCAGTCCCTATGGTTGATTCATCAAAAAAACAGAAAAACAGAATATCGGATCGGTCCGGAACATTGGACCCAACAACGCTGGCATGGGTTCAGGTTGATTATATGATAGGCGATGTGGATTGGATGGGGGATATTTTAACATCGAATCCTGATAGCAATTATAAGGGCGCCCATCGGAATATATTTATCATGTCAATACTGTCAAATATATTTCTAAATACCAAAGGGTCCTCGGCCATCAAAAAGAAAACACAGCTGAATTTGAGAAAAGGATTTCAAATTGTTGACCTGGGGAAAACGAAAAGAGGTCGCATAACCAAATCAAATATAAAGACAATAACTAAAGATTTGAGTAAGGTAGCTGTGTTTCTATTTGGAAGTGGCACCAATAAGAATGATATAAATTCATTCGAATCCATATGGAAGCTCTTCAACAGTACCAAATTCAAATTTCCAGAACAAAGATCGAACATAATAACGGATTTCAAAAATAGAATATCAAAAACACGGGGCCTAGATGTCCCATCGGAAGTATAAAATATATTTAATCTATATTTATAATAACAGAGCGTAAAACCCACTAATAGCTTTTGTGTTGGTGGATTGTAAGCGACAAGCGTAGTAATTAACCTTGACTTAAAATATATGGACAGTCCCTGTCCATCACAAAGGTGGAGGAAAATCAGACATTGTTAGCAATGCACATCTTGCGACGTCCGAAACCCAACCCATCGACATAGCCGATGGTGAGTAGTTCACAATAACAAGGTTACAATATGACATTAATTAGAGTAAAGGATGGCACAGTAAACGAATCACAACGTAAACGGATGATGCATAAATCACGCCGGAAAATCATTGATGTGTTGAACAATGAATACAGACAGGATACATTTGGTACGTACGTTGTCACTCGAGATGAAAGAGAAGAAAGGGAAGTAAGTGAAAAGAAGCTAAAGGACGAAAAATCAGAAATATTCAGAACGCAACATTCGTGTCCATTATGTGATAAGTTTTTTACGACAAAACTGGATCGAAAATTTTACTATAGAACAAATCATTGTTTTGAATGTCAGGTTGAATTTGAATCAGAGATGAAGGCGAGTGGGTTGTTCTTAGAATGGGAACGTATGAAGGTCATACAAAATGAATTATCCATTTTTAATGATCATAAGCAGAAATTTGAAGAAGCGTTAAATGATATTAGACCATATTCTGAACTTGTTACAGATGCTGGGTATGTTAATAAATTTGAAATAAGCACAGAGCAGTTTAATCAAATCAAAGAAGATATCCAGGACGACCTTAATTTTATTGAAGAAAAAACACCAATACTCATAGAAAAGCTCGCAGAAATAATAGAATCCCTGTTGGAAAGAGATACGAATGGTATAATAGCAAAATACGATATCATATTTGACAAGATAGCAAATAATGTAGTAGAAAATGCTTAAAAATATAAAAGAAATATTAATACTGTTGTTGATTTTGATAGTAGGGTATCAGTTTTTATACCCATCTAAAGAAATTATAGAAAAGCCAGTCATAAAAACAGTAATAACGGTTGATACAACATTTATAGATATCGTAAAAACTGACACAGTGTATGTTCCAACTCGTATAATAAAAACAGACACTGTCAAAATACCAATAACAGTAGACACACTATCCATTATACGAGACTATTATACTGAATATACATACAGTGATACACTGACCGTTGATTCGCTTGGGTATGGTTATTTGAAAGATACTATATTTATGAATAGAATAACATCCAGAATAGTATCGTGGGATTATAGCATTCCCATAATAACCAATACCGTAGAAACTACAATTACACTCCCCCCTAAGAGGGAGTTTCATTTCTATTTGGGTGCGACTGTAGGCGGAAGCAAACAATCCATAAATTATTTTGGCCCTTCGTTGGGATTTAAAACCAAATCTGATAAGTTTTTTACGTTGGGCGCTGGGATAGTCGGTACCGATAATATTGGTATGACGTTCTCTGCATATTACAGATTTAGACCCTTTAGATAATGGCACAGCTATCACAGGCAGAATTAATAAAACAACGTATAAAAGAAGAATACATAAAGTGTAAAACGGACTGTTCTTATTTTCTTAACAAGTATTGTTATATTCAGCATCCTGCTCGTGGTAAGGTAAAATTTGAATTATACCCGTTTCAGGGAAATTCACTTGACGAAATTCAACATAGCAAAAATACAATTATATTGAAGTGTCGTCAAATGGGAATATCCACTTTAATTTCTGGATATTCACTATGGTTAATGCTATTCCACAATGATAAATCAATTCTTGTTCTTGCTATTAAACAAGAAACTGCAAAGAACACTATTAAAAAGGTTCGTTATATGAACTCTGCATTGCCATCGTGGCTGAAAATGCAGACGCCAGAAGATAACAAACTATCATTGGCATTTAGCAACGGGTCATTTATTAAGGCAACGACATCAAGCGGGGAAGCGGGTCGTTCAGAAGCACTTTCATTATTGATATTTGATGAAGCTGCATTTATTGATGATATTGCATCCATATGGACAGCGGCCCGACCAACACTATCCCATGGTGGGCAGTGTGTGGCTATATCCACTCCGAACGGGGTAGGTAACTGGTTTCATAAGAAGTACACACAGGCCGAATCAGGCGAAAACATGGAGTGGGCATTTATGAGGCTCCACTGGACGTTACATCCTGAATACGATCAGGAATGGCGGGATGGTATGGAACGGGAACTTGGTGCAAAGAAAGCTGCTCAGGAATGTGATTGTGCGTTTAATAGCTCCGGTGATAGTGTAATTGAAATGGATCTTATTAATTTCTACAAGGAAACGTATGTAAAAGAACCATTGGAAAAGCGCGGACTTGGTGGAAATTATTGGTTATGGGAATATCCCCCATTTGGTCAAGGTAATAGATCATATATCGTTTCAGCAGACGTGGCTCGTGGTGACGGTAAAGACTATTCGGCGTTTCATGTAATAGATGTAGAATCTTGTATTCAAGTGGCCGAATATCGAGGTCAAATTGATACCACTACATTTGGGAATATGCTTGTTTCGGCAGCAAAGGAATGGAATAACGCGCTTCTTGTAATAGAACGCGAAAATCAGGGTTGGGCGGTTATTCAAACGGTAATAGACCAGCAGTATCAAAACTTATTTTATATATCAAACGATCTAAAATACGTAGAAACAGAACGGATGATAACTAACAAGATAAACAGAGAAGAAAGTAATATGATACCTGGGTTTAGTACCAACTCTAAAACAAGACCTCTTATCATTTCAAAACTGGATACGTATATGAGGGAAAATGCTGTTGAAATACAATCATCTCGTATGATAGATGAATTGTTTACATTCATCTGGAAAGCAGGTCGCGCACAGGCAATGAGAGAATATAATGATGATCTGATTATGTCATTTTCTATAGCACTTTGGATTCGTGATACGGCTCTTCGTTTAAGACAAGAGGGTATAGATTTGACGAAAAAGATATTAGATGGAATGTCATTGGGTGGTAATAAACACAATGCTATATATTCAAATAATTCTTCGATTGGCAGTGATCCATATAAAATACAAATGGGAGATAATGAAGAAGATTTGCGATGGTTGTTGGGATAACGCTTTCTTTTGTTATTAATTCATTAGTGTATATTTATATGAAGGTAACAGACAACATACCGTAGGGACTGCGGAAATTTACGCCCGTGAATATATGAATTAGCAATAGTTGATTCAGTTCGGGAATCCACTCACTGGGAGTGGTAGTTCAAACATTAGAAGTATCAATTTAGAATAAATAAATATTATGGCGGACACTAGTCTTAGAAGTAGATTGAAACGAGTATTTGGCTCAGGAACAATTGTTAGAGTTCTTGGAAAGAATAAAGTTAGGACGATGGATACTAACAGCCGCCAGATGATCCCACGACATAAATACAGAAGTAGACATGGGTATGGTGGTATTGTTAAGGGAAGTGGAGCCAACACATCTGCTCAAAACTTGGCATATCTAACGAATAGACGGGAATTATTCAGAGATTATGAATCAATGGACAATGATGCAATTATTGCATCTGCTCTTGATATATATGCGGATGAGTGCTCTAAGAAAAATGAATTTGGTGACATACTTAAAATCACATCATCAGATAGTGAAATTCAAGATATATTGAATAACCTGTTTTATGATATTCTTAATATAGAATTTAATATCTGGCCTTGGGTACGTAGTGTGTGTAAGTATGGAGATTTCTTTTTGGGGCTTCAAATAAAAGACGAAATAGGAATCCAAAACGTACTACCACTATCAGCGTATGAAATTATTCGTGAAGAAGGGTTTGATGAAGAAAACCCACAGGATATACAATTCGAATATGATGGTGTTTATGGGAAGAAAACGTTACACAATTATGAAGTGGCGCATTTCAGATTATTGAATGATTCTAATTTTGTACCATATGGAAAAAGTATAATAGAAAACGCTAGACGTACTTGGAAGCAGGTTACACTCTTAGAAGATGCTATGTTGATTCATCGTATTATGAGAGCACCCGAACGAAGAGTATTTAAGTTGGATGTTGGTAACATTGCACCAAACGATGTAGAAAACTTCATCAAACAGCAACAGAGTACACTTAAAAAGATACCATATATCAATCCAAACACGGGCGACTATAATTTAAAGTACAATATACAAAATTTGACAGAAGATTTTTTCCTTCCTGTTCGTGGTGGGGATAGTGGTACGAGCATTGAAAACTTACCTGGATTGGAATATCAAACAATGGAAGATATTGAATACGTCCAGAAGAGATTAATGGCGGCACTTAAAATTCCTCGTGCATATCTTGGATATGAAGAAGATACAAGTGGAAAGGCTGTATTGGCAGCTGAAGATTTTAGATTCGCTGGAACAATTGAAAGAGTTCAACGGATGATTGTATCTGAATTATATAAAATTGCGGCAATTCATTTATATGTTCTTGGAAAGACTGATGAATCATTATTGGACTTTACTATTTCACTTACAACGAATTCCACTATATATGAACAGGAAAGGATTAGAATTTGGCAAGAAAAGATTAGAACGGCTGTGGATGCAAGGGATACAAAAATGATATCGGAAGATTGGGTATATGATAAGATTTTCGGATTTTCTGATGATGATGTTAAAGATGAACGTAAGAAAGTAATAGAAGATACTGAACGATCATTTAGGTTGAGACAGATAGAAGATGAAGGGAATGACCCTGCTGATTCCGGACATAATGTTCAGGGTGGGCAAGTAGTTGATCCATTTGGAGAACAACCCCAGTTTTCAGGTGAAGATGATTCTAATGATGATGCATTAAAAAATGGCGGCCGTCCACGGGAAAATCAAAGTAAATATGGTACAGATAAGCATTCAATGGGAAGGGACCCACTGGGAAACAAAGAAAACAGTCCATCATTTTCTAACAACGAACTATTTTTAAAAATACAAAACTTGAAATCTAAAAGGGGTATGCTTGTTGAAAAGCAAGCGTCTAGACCATCATCTATGATGGACGAAGACAATATAATCGAATAAATAAAAATAAGATTATATTTATAGAAGATTTAGTGTACTTTATATTTATTTACTATGAAAAAACTACGACATTCAAAATATAAGAATACCGGATTTCTTTTTGAAATAATGGTAAGGCAGATCACATCTGATATCATTGGAGGTAAAAAGAAATCGATATCTGAAAGACTGTTGGCAAAATACTTTAATAAATCAACGGAGCTTGGAAAAGAAAATTCACTCTATCAGATTCTAATTAAAGAACGAACTACAGATGAAAGAAAGGCAGATCGTATTCTTGATACTGTTATAGACGCACGTCGCAAGTTAAGCGAAAGTAAGTTACGGGAAGAAAAGTTTGAATTGGTAAAGGAAATAAAAGAATATTACAATGTCGATGATTTTTTCAGATCGGAGTGTCCTAACTATAAAGTGTTGGCATCTGTTTGGAAGGTATTTGAAAACGCAGTTTCATCTGAATTATATAATCCATCTGTGGTATCAGAAGCCAAAGACACTATAATAGAATCAGTATTAACAACGGCAAGTACAAAAAACATTGATCCGTTTATTGATTATTTCAAAGGACAGGATCAAAGAACAAGAAAACTATCATACAAGATTTTAATTGAAAACTTTAATAAGAAGTATTCAGGATTGTCAACAGAACAAAGAATGTTATTGAAGGAATACATTTTGAATGTGTCAAATACCAATTCGTTGCGAGAAACAACGAACAGATTTGCAGATTCCGCTATTAATAAGCTTACATCATTTTTATACAATATAGATGATTCAGTGACTCGTATTAAATTAAAAGAAACTATAAAACAACTAGATAACGTTAAATCTGGAAAGCTTGTGAAGGAATCACAATTAAGCGCTTTAATGTTAACGTATGAACTTATATCGGAGATTGAGAATGTCACAAAAGTACAATAACGCACTTAAATCATTCATAGACAAATTCAACAAATGGCTAAAGTCAGATGCTACTACGGGTGCTAACGGCCATGTTTTTTATAGACAGCTATATGTGAAGCCTGGAAAGGTTTATGATAAAATCATTGCATATGATGTTTGGGATGGTGATCATAGAAAAAAGATGGGATCGGTTCATGGGTTTGTTGTAAAGCAAGATGGAACATCTGGTAAGTTCGTGGAGGGTGATTTGTTAAAACCAGCCGGTTATAATAAGCCAGCAACAAACTTTAAACGTGGAAGCATTTATAGTTCCAATTTTAACTTTGGTAGTCATAAATATGGGATAAGTGAATCAGTTAACGCCGGATTTCCAGATGTATTTGATGCAATAGATATGAAGGTGGACAATCCAACAGTAGAAAACGTAACCATTTTTTTAGAAAAGATCCGCGTCAAATCTAAATTCGCAAAATCTATAGCAGATGCGTATATGGGATATAAATCAGGAAAGGTATCAAAGGAAAGGGCAGTATCTACACTAATGGAAAATTTGAGTGAAGTAAAACATGAAGCCCTTGATCTATTAGTAGATATTCTTTCTAATTCAATGGAACATTTCAGTTCAAATAAGGATTTTGTTAAAGATATGCTATCATTGGATAAGACTTTAGATAAAGCCGGATTGAATAAAATATATACAGATTATTGGAAAATATCTCCTATAAAGAGAATGAAAATGACAACCGCTGAATGGCAGCGATGGATTTTACAACATGGAATGAAGAAAAATATGAACGAAGCACTTAAACCAGCCGACAAGAAAGTAATTGACGCCTTTTATGATAAAAAAGCAGCAGATGGTAAGTTATTGTCGACCGATGGTAAGGTTTTAGATAAAAGCGAAATGGGTGGTGGTAAATTTGCAGAATGGCATAATGGAAAAATTCGTGTTACACGAAAAACTGCCGTAAGATCAGATGATGATATTGTTAGATATATGAAAAAATCAATACCATCCGGGCTATTATCAGAAACAGATGAAAAGGGATCAGCATATGATGCGTTTTTTAAATCCATGCTAAAGAAGCATGGTGTAGATTCTCCTGATGAATTTGAATCTGATGGGGAAAAGAAGAAATTCTTTGATAAAGTAGATGCGGCCTGGAAGGCTGACAATGAAACGGATGTGGATGAAACAACAGCATCCGCAAATGTCCAGGGATATAATGTTCCTGGTGCATTTAGCAAGGATAAAAAATCAGCAAAGGAAAAGGAAAAGAATCTTACTAAAATTGCACATGGTACATTTGCTAAATCAATAGATGAAAGTCAAAAAGTACTGGATAAGATCGGAGATAAATTAGCCGATATGGAAGAACGTGGTAAGGATAACACACCAGAATATAAGGTACTTTCTAAGAAATGGAAAGCTCTTGATAATAAATTAAATGAAGCATTGGGTCCCTATTATTTTAAAAAGCAATTGGGAGAACTAAAATCAATACTTCGTGGTTGGAGTATAAACTTCCATAGTGCCAGGAGTGGTGATGATGGTGTTATAGTAGAACCTCCAAATTCAGATAGTTACATGACCATTTTTATAAATGGGTCTTGGGAATATACCGAACATGACAAATTTTCATATGAATTGAGAGTTGTTAATGGACACGAAAAAGAAATGTTTTCAGCAGATAATTTGTCTTGGGGTGTATTGAAGCAGTTATTAAAGAAAATGACTAAAAAGTTTGAAATGAATGAATCTGCTGGTTGTTCTTGTGGCTGCGGTGGTTGTGATGAAGCAAATCAGTTAGAAGAAAACGTATACAAATCAAAAATTCCAAATGAATGGGCCGATGAAATAGAGAAAAAAATAAATGCTCCATACGTTGAAACAACAGTATCTACGTTGGGCGGAGAAGAAAGGGCATCTGTTATGATCAGAGTAAGTCTTGATAGTAAAGATTCTTGGAATAATAATATCTATCAGAATTCTAGATATGGCCAGTTTAAGGTTCGCTATGATGGTGTATTGGAAGGATTTTCGCAATCACATAATCTAAAGAAGAAATTCAGAAAGACTAAAGTAAAAACAACATCGGATGTTATTAAAAAAATAAACAAATGGATTTCCGATAACCAATAAGAGAAGATTATGAAATTAAAGGATATATTAGACGGTGGATACAAAATAGAACAAGGACAAGTCTTTACTGATAAGGATTGTCCTCCGTTTAAAACTCCCAAACAAATAGCAGAAGACGATGTGAATGAAGTAACATATCGTGAATTCAAAAATGATGAATCAATGACATCTCGTCAAAAAGTTGGAACTGCTATTAAACAAATGAATGGACTTCTTTATCAAATGGAACAGTTGATCCGCCAAAGTTCAAAATTAAAAAATGAAATGGGAATGGACCCATCCGAATATTGGAAATCTACTCATTCTAAATTAGAACGTGTAACGCGTCGTGTTGTTAAAGTAGCTAAACACTTAAAGGAATTGAAAAAAGAACAGAATGATCATTTGAGTGAGGGTGTTAAAGCTGGAATTAGTACTATTGGTGGATTTAACGTGGCGATGAAGATTGATGGGGTACGTCCCAATGATCTTAGAAAAATTAGAGATTGGCAAAAAACTGCTAAGAAAGGATATGTGAATGCGAAGGGTAAGGCAACTGTGGCATCTTTTAAAAAGTGGCTCAAATTATATCAACCAAAGGAATACTATGCAAAGTGGAGGAAGGACAGTCCAACCTGGAAGGATGATAGTTTCGAAGTATTCTACACAGAATAATATGAAGATTAAAAAAGAAGATATAGAACGGTTAGTTAGAAGTGAATTGAATGGAAACATTCAACTATCGGAAGAACTAACAAGCAGCGATATTGATATGATACGTGAACTTATACGTAGAGAAATATCGCTTGTATTCTTTACTCTTTTCAAGAAAAGATCAGTATGGGTATAATTATAACAAACAACGAGCGATAAATGAAAGAATTACTAATTGATCACATGCCATTTAAGTTTTCGGCAACTCAAATAAATGAATCTGTCAAAACTGGAGGACCTCTCGTTGTCAATGGTATTTTGCAGAGAGCAGAAGCAAAAAATCAAAATGGTAGGGTTTATCCTAGAGAAATTCTTGAACGTGAAGTTAACAAATACAATGATAGATTTGTAAAGAATAGAAACGCATTAGGTGAATTGGATCACCCTGAATCATCGGTCGTCAATCTAAAAAACGTATCTCATAATATAAGAGAAGTTTATTTTGAAGGAAATGAAGTTAAGGGTGTAGTGGAAGTTCTATCTACTCCCAGTGGTAACATATTAAGGGAACTTTTCAAGAATAACATTACTCTTGGAATAAGTTCACGTGGAATGGGATCGGTGAAGCAAATGAAAGAAGGAACGGTTGAAGTTCAAAATGACTTTGAATTGGTAGCTTGGGATTTTGTTTCTAATCCATCCACACAGGGAGCATTTATGATTCCAATGAATGAATCGGTTGATGCAAGCCGACAATTAACGACTGATGAATATCTTTGCAACGAATGGTGCAAATCACAGGATATAATGAGACGTATACTTGAACAATTACAATAATACAAAAATAAAAGGTTATAATAGTGGCAAATAAAGCAAATGGAATTGGTGTAGAAGTACGGAACGGTAATGTTGATCGTGCTCTTCAAATTTTTAAGAAGAAGGTTAAGAATAGTAAAATTTTAATAGATTATAAAGAACGGATGGAATTTAAAAAACCATCTGATATAAAACGAAGAGAACGTGCATTAAGAAAGAAACGTTCCAAAAAGTACGAGAATTCTGTACAATATTGAATTTATTTTGAATATTCTATATGTTTTTCATTAATAAATTATACTTATATACAAAGAACGAATACCTATTTTTATAGTGTAACGCATATCTAATTGTATTAGAGCACAAATTATTAGCTCTATTGGTAAGAGAAATCTAAATGAATAAACTTGCAGAAGAAGCAATTGCCGATGCAAAAGCGCTGCGTGAAATGGCAGTAGCAAACGCGGAAGTAGCATTGCAGGAAGCCTTCAGCGAACGTGTTAGTGATCTAGTCAACGAAAAAATTGATTCAGAAATTTCAGAAATGGAAGATGAAGATGATGTGGAAGATGATGAAGATTATACGGACGATGA